TCTTGCGTGAGACATGGATACCAGAACATAAACTAAGAGAGATGGCATTGATACCTATGAAAGTAGAAACAAATGAGAATGGTCAAACTGCTGACGGACTTAAGTTTGAAAGCGTAGACCAAATTATTATTGACCAAATTAATAGTATTGAATCAAATAATTTTGATAAAAAGATTCTTTTGGACATTTACAATAACCTATGATTACATTACAAGACATTACTTTACGCAATTTTTTATCTATCGGACAAGTAACACAAGCAGTAGACTTTGACAAGAAAGACTTAACACTTATTCTAGGTGAGAACTTAGACTTAGGTGGTGACGGTGCTCGTAATGGTACGGGTAAGACAACCCTTATTCAGGGTCTTTCCTATGCATTGTTTGGTACGCCCATTAATAACATTCGTAAAGATAATTTAGTTAATCGTACAAATGGTAAAGCCATGATGGTTACGTTGACGTTCAATGTCAATGGTACTAACTATAAGATTGAGCGTGGTCGTAAGCCAAACATTCTGAAATTCTATGTTAATGATATTCAGGATAAAGCTTCTGAGGATCAACAAGGTGAGAATAAAGAAACACAGGCAGCGATTGAAAAAGTTATCAATATGTCAGCCGATATGTTCCGCCATATTGTTGTATTGAATACTTACAGTGAACCGTTCTTAGCATTAAAGAACAATGAGCAGAAAGATATCATTGAGCAATTGATGGGCATCACGTTATTATCTGAGAAGGCTGAAGTCATCAAAGAGATGATTCGTAAAAGTAAAGATGATATTCAGCAGGAAGAATTTCGTGTTAAAGCCATTGAAGAAGCTAACAAACGTGTCAAGGAACAAATTGATGCATTGAAACGCAGACAAACATTGTGGTTAAAGAAACATGATGATGATTTGACTAGTTTAGCCCTTCAATATGATGAACTAAGTAAAATCAACATTGAGGTAGAACTACAGTCACACAAAGACTTGAATGTTTGGACAAAACAAAAAGAAGCACAGGATGCATACAATGCGTTAGTTGCACGTTCCACCGCATGGCAACAAAAACATGACACAGATATTTCAATAGCACATAATGCTTACTTACTTAAAAATGAGTACGACATTGAAGCTGAACTCAAAGCTTGGACTGATTTAAAAGATTGGCTACATGATGAAGCAGAACAAAAATCAATAGCAACAATAATTGATACCCTAACCAAAAGTATCGCAAAAGAAAAAAAATTAATTGATAAATTGGTTCGGGAAGTTAAAGAACTTGAAGATCATAAGTGTTATGCTTGTGGACAAGACTTCCATGATGATAAACATTTAGAAGTTACATTAGAAAAAACTACGGTACTTGAGAATGCCCGTGCTGAATTAGTTGAACTTGAAACACAATTATCAATCAATCAGTCATTGGTTACTGAATTAGGTACAAAGCCTACTCCAAAATACAAAACAGAAGCGGAAGCTATTCGTCATAGTGGTGATGTATCTAACTTAAAGAAAGTTTGGGAAAATAAGAAACAAGAATCTAATCCGTTTAGTGAACAATTAAATGAATTGACTCCGATAGTGTTAGGACCTCAGCCTATTACTCACTATGACACAGAAGCAGAGGCAATTAAACATTCAAGTGAAGTTGCCAACATTCTTAATCAGATTGATAACAAGTCACAAGAGACTGATCCATATAGTGAACAAGTAGTTGAGATGGAAACACAAGCACTACAAGCAATTGATTTTGAAGCTATCAATAGATTGACACGTACAATGGAACATCAAAAGTTCTTGTTAGATTTGTTAACTAGCAAAGATAGTTTTGTTCGTAAAAAGATTATTGACCAAAACTTGAGTTATCTAAACGCACGATTGACACATTACTTAGATAAGATTGGTCTACCACATCAGGTTATCTTTAAAAATGATTTGCAAGTTGAGATTACCGAGCTCGGTCGTGAACTTGATTTTGATAATCTAAGTCGTGGGGAACGTAATAGATTGATTCTAGGTTTGAGTTTTGCGTTTAGGGATGTTTGGGAATCATTGTATTCTCCAATCAATACATTGTTTATTGACGAGTTGATTGACAGTGGTCTTGATACAATGGGTGTTGAGAACAGTCTTGCAATTCTTAAAGATATGTCACGTAGACGACAGAAAAGTATTTGGCTAGTATCTCACAGAGAAGAACTGGCAGGTCGTGTACCTAACGTTTTAAAAGTTGTTAAAGAGAACGGCTTTACAAGTTATAGTAACTCAGTAGACATAGACAATGCCTGATATATTTCGTTTTCAGAATGTAAAAATAATACATTTTGAGCCGACTACTAATTGCAATGCGGCGTGTCCACAATGCCTACGAACTAGAACCGAGTTTGAACCAAATGAGTTAAGTTTAGATGATGTAAAAACATTGTTTACTCCGGATGTGTTACTACAATTAGAGAAAATCTATATGTGTGGTAACTACGGTGATCCAGCAAGTGCTAGACAAACAATAGAGATGTATGAATATTTCAAGTACGTCAATCCTAATATTATTATCGGGATGAATACCAATGGTGGTATACGTTATCCTGAATGGTGGACTAGATTAGCCAAAGTAATGGATGGCGAAAAAGATTATGTTGTATTCAGTATAGATGGATTGGAAGATACTAATCATTTATATCGTAGAAATGTTCGTTGGTCTAAAGTTGTAGATAATGCACAAGCATTTATCAATGCAGGTGGTAAGGCACATTGGGATATGTTAGTATTTGAACATAACAAGCATCAAGTTGACAATGCACATATCATAGCAAAGCAAATGGGTTTCCAATGGTTTAGAGCTAAAGTTAGCAGACGATTTAATCGTTTCCCGGTAGACGGTATCAGTCAACCAATTGAATTTATAGACAACAGAGTTACTGAAGGCTATATTGAATGTAGTGCTATGAAAGAGAATAGCATTTATGTTGATGCATCTGGGAAAATATATCCATGTTGTTGGCAAGGTGAGAATGAGCATCAACCTAACATTGTTCAATGGTTTTATGATTTATCAGAAAATTGGAATATAGATCCTAACATCACATGTAAGAAATCATGTTTGAAAAATGATGCCGGTACTACATTTAGCAATCAATGGTATAAAGATATCCAATTAAAATAATTGATATGATAGACAGACAGATAAGTATTAACATGACTTCACCACAAAAAGCAAAAGGATCAGGTTTCGAACGAGAGGTAGCAAAATTCCTCTCAGACTTATATGGCGAAAGCTTTATTCGTGCACCTGGCTCTGGAGCTTACATTGGTGGTAAAAATCAGCATAGAACAGCAGTATTACATGAAGGACAAGTACGTTCTTTCAAAGGTGATATTGTACCCGGTCAAAGTTTCAGTAAAATGAACATTGAATGTAAGTTCTATGCAGATTTTCCTTTTCACTTACTACTTTCAGGTGACTGTAAAGTAATAAATACATGGATTGAACAATTAATGGACGTTGCCGAACCCGGTGATGTAAATTTATTGTTTATGAAGTTTAATAGAAAAGGTCGTTATGTTGCCGTGCAATGCGGCACAACATGGATAACAGACAACTTTGTCTATTATTCGTCAAGCAAATTTGGCGATTGGCTAATCGTTGAATTTGATGACTTTTTCTTACACAACAGTACATTATTAAAAAGCTATTCAGCACCAACAGACACAACGTCAACTCAAACTGTTATTAATATCCCAACAACATAATCAAATAAAAATTCGTTGTCTGAGTTTGTCAGACCTCCTTGAAGATGCGGTTAAACGCTGATGGATCTGGAGTAAGCATAGTTAGTGATAACTATGGAATACCGAGAGGGCAATCGACAAAGCGAACCCTCAACAAGCTCACCCCTACTTTATCTTTGCGGGGTGAGAAGTGCGTTGCTGAAGAATCAATTGAAAGATCATTGATAGCTTCACTACAGTCCCATAACTTTACAGAGCAACCGGTAGCGTTTAGTAGCAACAAATAGCTAATTAGACGGGGAAAAGATAACAAAGGATGACGGGCGTGCAAACAACCTTTACCATTGGTAGTGCTGATAGCACTACCATGGCTTCAAAGCGGCAATCATGTCCGTATTAAATCTAATCTAAAATAAATCTGTATTAACCGTAAAGAATAAAGAACGAACGAAGTGAGTTCTTAGATGAACGTAGTTCATCTCTTAATGACTACCCCGAATTGATAAATGAACAGTTACGGATTAATTAGAAGAATGGCAGACCTGATTTCTTAGTTGTTTCTAAGTTTTCTTCTATTAATTTTGATATGGCTTTTCGTTCTTCACTAGACATGTTCAGTACATCTACATATGAAACACCACCTCTCATGTACCAGGACATTTTTATGGCATTCTGCTTAATAGCGATAGACTCTGATTCCATATCGTCAATAAGCTTCTGAATATCTTCAGAGTTAAGATATAGAAGCTTTAATCGAAAAAATCAGTTACATTAAGTGTTAGTGGTTGCTCATATTCATGTTGACAGTGAATACATTTTACTTTCAATGGTTTAAGTTGTGAACTTTCACGGAACTTTACGGCAGTAGTTTTTAAAATATCATATGTATGCTTATCACAATTTCTTAAAAAATCATTGATATGTTCTTTTTCAGTTACGATAACTGAGGGTGTAGCAATAGATTCTATGGCTTCTGTTATTAATGCCATGCTTAAGTTGTTCAAACTTTTCATAGTGTTGTTTGATGATTTTAATCTTTCCTCATCATTTTCCATATTTTCTAAGTTTCTAATAGCTTTCTCAATTTCAAACTGTGCTAAATTAATATCATTAAGTTTACGATATGACAATGGGTTAAATTTTATTGTCAAATCATTAACGTTAATGGTATCTTGATAATTTACATTTCCTAAGTTAGCCAATAAGCTAACCAAATTAATGTTGTAAGAAGATTCTTCTTTACATGATGGACATGATGATTCTACATCTAACATATTACCATTGGTAGCGGCACGTATTGCAATTAGTAATGCATCTACGTCCGTAGCCGGGACTTGCCAAGGATCTTTAATATTTGGTACACAGCTTCTAATAATTTCAATTACTGCAATACCGTTAAACAATGCGTCAGGGGTTTTGCTAGTAATGTCATCAATAGCGGTCATTGGGTAGACAGGAACTTCTTTATTTTCGGGTAAATCAATTGATCCCTCTGGATAGTATTTGCCCCCGCTAGGCAATTTTAAGTAGATTGAAGGTCTACGGAAATACTGTTTTAATGGATTAGTGTTCATTTGTTCTCCAAATATGTGTTTTTTGTAATCATAAATACTATTAATATTTAGTGGGTAAAAAACATGGGTAATAATATTGATATTGATACTTTAATAAAAGCACTTGAGGCTATTACAGAAAAGCTTACAGGCTTTGTTGATACCACACAGGTTACCGATGACGAGTTAAGAAAACGAAATGAAAATTTATCCAAATCGGTAGCAAAAGAAGCTGGATATGCCAGAGCACAAGACGGCACGCTTACAAAATTACAAGATCAAAGTCTACAACGTATTGAGCTAGAGAAAAAGCTTAATAAAGAAATTGATGCACAATTTGGAGCAGGTAAAGCACTTGCTGCCAAACGTGATGCATTGTACAAAGACCAGTTAAAATCAATGAATTATGTCATTGACGCTAACAATCAATTAATTAAAACTTCAACACAGCTTGGCTTTTTACAGCGCCAGCAAATTGGTTCATTAAAACGTTCTGAAGAAGCTACCTCTAATTTACACAAAGCACAAGATGATTTAGTGTCGAACATTAAACGTGGTACTGGTGATTTAGGTAAAGGAATGGGTCGTTTTGCAGTAGATTTAGCTAAGGGCAATACATCATTTGCTACATTAAATCCATTAATTGACATTGTTGCCAATTCAATGGCTGCATTGGCCAAAGCAATACCGTTTGTAGGTGAAGGTGTTGCCGCTGGTATCAAAGCCGCTGCCGAAGCTAGTAAGTTCGTTATTGACTTAATGGATAAAAACCTTAAGGCATTCCAAGAACTTTCAAATTCAGGTGCACTGGTATCAGATGGTATGACTGGCGTTGGCCGACAACTAATAGCATCTGGAATGACGCTTGAAGGATTTAAGAAAATAGTAAAAGAAAACGGTCAAACATTTGCATCATTTGGAGGCACAGTAGGTAAAGGTGCTGGGATATTTGCAGATGGAGTGGGGATGCTTACTAAGAAAAACGGGGCATTATCACAAGCTGGTTTGGGACTAAGAGCATTAGGATTAACAGCAGACGACATTGGTGAAAATGCAGCCGCATTCTTAGAGCAAGAAATACGTTTAGGTCGTGGTAGACAAATGACCGATAAGCAATTAGCTGAAGGAACTGTACGCTACACTAAAGAATTAGATTTATTACAAAAAGTTACTGGCTTAAGTAGACAAGAAATTCAAAAACAGCAAGATGCATTAATGTCTGATAGTAGATATCGTGCTACTAGAGAAGAAATGCTTGCTAATGGCCAAGAAGCAGGAGCAAAAGCCCTCGACAAACTTACAATGCTGTTTAATGATCCTACAATGAAACAAGGTATTAAGGATCTTGCGTCAGGTGGAGTAGCATCTGAACAATCTGGTAAGTTAGTACAAGTATTTGGTAGTTCATTACAAGAAGGTATTGAGCAATTAAAAGAAAGTAGACCGGAAGATATCCCTAAAGTTTGGGATAGTTTGATGAAAACTATGCAAGAGGCTACCGGTGATTATGTAGATAACTTTAGAGGTGCGGCAAAATACCTAGACCCCGAGATCATGGGTAACTTTGCAACTTACCAAGATATTGCAAATGGCAAATATCGTGGCTCAATGGAAGAAGCGGCAAAAATACAAGCAGACCAGACAGAAAAAACAGATAAGCTAACTAAATCTACGGTATCTGCCCAACAATCTATGGAAGCGTTGAGTCTAAAAATGTTTGAATTAGGTAATGATATGTTACCTTATGCAAGTGATGCTGTTGCAAAATTTGCAGACTCGTTAAATGAGTTAGCAGATTTCATTAAAAATAAATTTGGTATTACTCCCACCGGTCCTTTAGCAGAAGATAAAGCTAGAGCAGCCGCTAGAGAAGCCTCAGACAAACGAAAAGAAGCAATAAGAACTCATGGTCGTGACAGTGAAGAAGCAAAAGTTGCAAGAGAGAAAGAAGCAAGAGCTAAAGAAAATGTTGTAACAGCACAAACTCAGGCTGAACAAGACCGTCGTAATAAGGCACCAAGCGGACCGGGTACAGTTGCTCCATCGATGGCAGAACAAAGACGAGCCAGACAAGCCGCAGAAAAAGGGGCTACAGGTACACGTAGTATGGCTCCTATTGGTGAACCACCAAAACCAGGTCCTGGGGTCAAGGTAGCAAGTTTATCTCCATTCTTACCTGCAACACAAGGTAGTGCTCGAAAAGCAGATTATGCAATGGAATCTGCCAACAGTCCTGCGCCGGCGGTTAAAGCAGTAGACGTTATGAAGTTGATTAAGTTTCAAGGTGATAAATTAGGTACAAAATCACATTTTGACGCACTGTCACCAACTGCACGTGACAAGTTTACTGAGATGATTGCCGCATACAATAAACCTGTGCAAGTCAATTCTGCAATGCGTGACCCCGTGGAGCAACAAAAGTTATGGGACGCAGCCACCCCTGACCCAAATAATCCTAATAAACGTCTTAATGCGTATGGAAATCCAGTGGCACCGCCCGGTAGCAGTAGACATGAATCTGGTAAAGCATTAGATTTAAACACATCAGATGTTGAAGCATTAGATGCCGGTGGGTTCTTAAAAACATTTGGATTTAAACGTTTAGCCGATGACCCGCCTCATATTGAAATGGCTCGGTTAGGTGGAGTGTTCAACGGACCTGATAGCGGATATCCAGTTATGTTACACGGTACTGAAGCAGTATTACCATCAGTACAATTAGAAGAAGTTAAATCAATGATGGGGTCTGTTAGTAAAACCAGCTTAGATTCAGAATTACCGTCAATTACTAATAATACTTCTACAAATAATGATGACACGTTGAATGCGTTAAGAGATTTGTATGATGTTATGTCAGATAAATTAGATAATGTGATTGATAAGCTAGCTTCTGGTAATGACATACAAGATAAATTATTACGCAATTCAATGGTTTAACACTAAATACTAGATAAACTATCTAATATGACCTACAAAAAACGCTTTTCAAACAAATCCGGTATCTCAAGTCCGATATCAGGCTTTAACAACAACACCGGCGCTTGGAACGGTAATGCCGGAGTCAACAGTGATTCTGGTCAAGGAATGAACAGTCAAGATTTTGGCTACAAGAATTACCGCAGTCGTTTACCTGAAGTCTACACAGGTCACCCAAATCGTATTGAACGATACAACCAATATGAAATGATGGATGTTGATGCTGAGATTAATGCATGTTTAGATATTATTTCAGAATTCAGTACACAATCAAACGAACATAACAAGACTCCTTTTGACTTAGATTTCAAAGATGAGCCAACACAACATGAAGTTGAATTATTAAAAACTCAACTACAACAATGGTGTAAACTAAACGAGTTTGACACTAGAACATTTAAAATATTCCGTAATACTATTAAGTTTGGTGATCAAGTATTTGTACGTGACCCGGAAAACTTTAAGTTGTATTGGGTAGATATGACTAAAGTTATTAAAGTTATTGTTAACGAAAGCGAAGGTAAGAAGCCTGAACAATATGTTATCAAAGATATTAACATTAACTTACAGAACTTAACAGTAGCACAGAAAACAAATACAGACTTTGCCGCAAATCCTGCAACTGGATTGGGTGGTACAGGTGGAGGAGCACAAGGCGGTGGATACACTGTTCCAAGTATGCCCTACAACACTTCAGGCAGTCGTTTCACTTTGGGCCAGAGCGAATCAGCCATAGATGCTAAACATGTAGTTCATCTAAGTTTGACGGAGGGTCTGGATCGTTTCTGGCCCTT